CACGCTCGTCATACTTTCCAGACTTCTCAGCAATAGTGATGAGAATCTTGAAAGCAGCAAGCATAAAACGCGGGGACATGCGACGATCAAAAGACTTGTAATCTCCAGCGACTACACGGTTCTCTCCAAAGCGATAGATATGTTTCATCAAATCTGTCCACTCAGGAGACATAGGATTAATGGCAACTGCACACTCGAAAAGCTTCTTGTTTGTCTGCATCAAAGCAGACAGAGGCAAGAAATACTTACGAACGAGCATAGTAGCAGCCATATTACATCCAGCGAACACACGAACCTTCGACTTGGTAGTCGGGGTAGGTTCATCCTTCCGGGCGCCCTTGAAAACAATGTTAACACGGTTTCCCTGGGCAAGTTCGTCTTCGAGACGCGTCATTTCCTCTACAATAAGAGGATCAACATCACGAGGACAGGAAATTCCATCCACGAAACGATCAGAGAGTTCTACGAACTGCTCCTTCGTTCCACGGAAAGGAAAGCCTGCAGAGGTATTAAACGCCATAGCATTAATACCCTGCACGCTATCCATACCGGCAAGAACAGCATCCATGGGAAGAACTCCCAAGGATTCATACATCTCGTCGGTCATGCCATCAATGATTGAATCACGATAGTCAACATAAGCTTTGTCCACAGAATCACCTTGGAACTTGTAAGCAGTGTCGACCTTATCAATGATATCAACCTCAAGATGGCGCCGGGCACCCATTTCACTGGGTTTGTCATGAAGTCTCTCGAGACCCATAACTTCAGTCACAGTAGGCGAAATCATACTGACAACAACTGAAGAAGTAGGGGTTCCACGAGGAAATCCATGACCGCCAAAGATTTTACACTTGGCGCCGGAAGGCAAATCATTCGAAACGCACTTCTCATGGGGGGCTGACAACTTAATGTCAATACCTCCAATCTTAGAAGGAAAAGGCATCGAAGAATGAGAAGCCAGGATGGTAGGGGCTTGGTTAAGCTGGGAAATAGCGTCAATCAACTGTTGACGAGTAATAAACCCAGCACAACCAAACGAACCCTTGCCAGCGAGATGAAAGCCAGGAATAAAAACGTCTCCGTTGTTATTCTCAGCGATCATTGTTGCCATGCACAGTCCATTAAAGGTAGTACCAGGGTAGGAATAAGTCAAAGACTCAAAAGCTCCACCGTGGGACGTCCTATTGTAACTGCGCGTGAGCAACATGGGAGGGAAGGTCTTCACCTTTCCGGAATCATTGTAGACCATGGTAGAAAGAAATTTCTTACCACGAGCAATGTCATCCGAAAAGTACGAAGTGATATCCTTCTGATCTCCCATCTCGGGGCAGTACCAAACAGCGTAATCAGTCTTGGGAATGTGGTAACACGATTCCGGCTGAATGAAAACGTTCTTGGGACATGCACCGTCTTTTACAAGACGGGCCTCAGTTGTGATTTTAGGCACAACATGGTTAGGGATGAGAAGAATGGAGCTCTTGACCGGAACGGCATTGCAAAACAACGATTCTCCTTCCTTCCCAATGTAAAGCGTATACTGTCTACGCTTCACACTTTGCTCGAGTTGAGATTTAGTCATAGTCTTCGTG